AACAAAGAATGGTTGAAATCTGTCTTTCAATAATGAAGCACCAATGTATGCGGTGTGTGCTTGACCACTTGTATCACCAATGTAATGAATGTTATCTTTAGTGAGACCAAGTGGTTCAATAGTCTTTACCAAATCAGGCATAAAATAAGCATCACGCTTATTAGCCAACAACAAGACCTCATCAAACTTACCTAATTGTTTAAGAATTTCATGGATGATTGTTTCTTCACCCCAAGGTAATAGATACTTTGGTATATCAAAACCCACATCATGGAATCTGGTGTTCAAACCAGCCATACAAACTATTAACGCAGCCATTGCTCAAAGTCCTCACGAATTAAACTGTGCCATGTGCCATTGTAAGCACCAGGTGGAAATGGATGATTGATGTTACAATACACCAAGTTTTCACCAACAAGGCCTTTTTCTTTCCAATTAGCACTCATCATATCTTCACACATCATCTGTATGCCACTATCATAGAATCTATCTAAGTGTGTGTATGTGTCAGCATACTTGTCCATGTTTTCTGAAGATGAAAAGGCAAACTGGTCATTACCAAAATCACGATTAGGAACTTGCCTGCAATTTGGAATATACAGTTTACTATTATCTAGTTCTGCAAATGGAATCTTAACATTGATTGCAAAGTCATAACGACTACGAATGACCCAATCAAATTTCATATTTTCATTCTGTTCATACACCGATTTAAGTGTGTTTGCTACTTTAAGAGCATACAACTGATTCCAAGTGGAACGAGCTGGGTCTTTTACTTTCCAGTTTGGTTGCGGTGGCGGAACATTGGTGTATTTTGATAGGTCGGTGTTTAATGATTTCTCCATAAACACAACTTCTGGCTTATAAAGGTTTAAATCTTCTGCACCATCTGCTTCCCAAACTTGGCAAAAAACGGTAACATCGTTACCGTCCAAAATGTTCTTCTTAACAAACTCGTAGCCTTGTTTTACACTACGAGGTTGTCCTGATAAACAGAGTGCTATTTTCATTTTAGCCACTTATCATTTTCTAATGACCATTGAACCATACCTTTGATTCGTTCACGCAACGAAATCTTTGGTTTCCATCCTAGAGATGCCATATAATCACCAGAAAGAGCGTAACGTAAATCGTGGCCAGGTCTGGATGAATGAAAGTCAACCATTTCATATTTGAGTTCCTTATTTTGTGCTTCTGCAATTAGTTTAGCCAACTCTAAGTTATCTACTTCATCGGGACCAACAATGTTAAACTTAGGAATCTTCGCACCACCAAAATCAGGAATGCGAGCATAATCTTCAGGCAGATTAAGAATAAACATCAAACCATCTGCAACATCTTTAGCATGAACATAGTGGCGTGAACCTGCCTTTGTTTTGTTTCTGTCTGAATGGATAGTAAGTGTTAAACCATCACGAGCATACCGAATGGCCTTAGGAATAAACTTTTCAGGATGTTGGCGTTCACCAAACACATTCATTGTATGAGTAACGATGATTGGCATATTGTATGTGTTTTCAAATGCAACACACATTTCTTCACCTGCCGCCTTAGATGCTGAATATGGATTCGTAGCATTGTAGCGGTCTCTTTCTTTGTAGTCAACACCTTCAGGTGCGGGACCAAATACTTCATCTGTTGAGAAGTAAACAAACTTTTCTAAGTTCTTTAGTGTGCGAGCAAACTGTAACAGATTAACTGTACCAATTACATTGTCTTGCACAAACTCCATAGGGAATTCGATTGAGCGGTCAACATGAGAACCAGCTGCAAGGTGCAATACTAACTGACAATCACCAATTAGACCAGCAGTCTGTGGGTTTACTTCAGCTCGTAAATCATGGAATACAATCTCAACTCGCTTCTTCTGCTCAGGTGAATACTTCTTCATAATATCTTCAAGGCGATTTAGATTGCCTGAAAAGTCAAGTCGGTCAAGCGATACGATTGTCCAATCTGTATTATCAAGGATTGTTTCAATCAGGTGGTGGGCGATAAAACCTGCACCGCCTGTAATTAATACTCTTTTAGTCATTATATTTTTCCTCTATAACCTTTTTCCATTCTGGTACTCTATCATATTGATGAACAATTGTAAAGGCTTTTCCTGCTGAAGTTGCAACTTCGCCGTCAACCATAATCGGTGAGGGTTCAAGCAAAAAAGGTTTAAACTGTTCAAGTTTACTTGGATCGGCAGTAGTGCCTAGTTGGCAAGCCCAACCTTCTTCAGAGGTCATATATCTTGCAACAGATTTATATGGCTCTTGTGAAATCATAAAGTTAAATGTGGACTGGTCTACGATTGGGATAGGTCGATTAACAGACATAACGAATATCATCGCACATAAATCTCTCATCGCATCGCCACGACCTGCCAAAACGCCTACATTGTAGATGATATTGTCTTTGAATCTTTCATGGAAAAAGGGACCAAATGTTTCCATTAAGTTCTGATTGCCCCATGGCTCATCTTTATACTTCATAGATTCGGAAGCAAACATCAACTTAGCACCTGGCAATTCCATGCCAAGAAACTTAGTAGGGTCTTTTTGGAATACTACATCTTTAACATCGGTTGTAATAACAAACCGATAGTTGTCGTGTGATTGTAGGTAATTGTAGATGTGAACAAAGCGTTCTACATGGACAGGCAACGATGATTGATATTCATATCGCTGTGCTTGTTCGTTCGGTTTTCCAGGCAAAATAACCTGAAAACCAGCTTGAGATAATTTTTCAATGGTTTCATAATCAATGTTAAAGGCGACCATAACTTTCTCGCCTTGAAAACCTGATTTATTGATGGAGTTAACCCAATACTTCAGTTTACTCCAATCATAATTTGTGGTACATCCAATCACTAAATCTTTCATAATATTTCCAATCAGTTAATATATTACTTATGTCGCTTAAAGTCCTTAAACTTGGTAATGTTTTGACCTGGCGTATCATTCTTGTAAGTATTTGCCAAACCATCGGTACCCCATTGGCCTGCACCTGCTTTAGACAGAATATCAGGCTTAACTTCTTCACGCACACTCTTATGTAGTTTCACGCCAGTTACATCTTGGACTAACTTCCATGCTTCTTTATGTTTCTTATTCTTAATATGTGATTGTAACATACTTTTGTCTTTAGGAGAAGCCTTTGAATGAAACTTTACCAGTTCCATCATACCAATGTTGCCTGCATATGAGGCTTCATCTAATTGTTCTAAAAGGTTTCTAACCCAAATCATTCTTTGGACTGACATTTTATCCTCTTGTAAGATTTAAAATCTTTTGAATCTGTGCTTCGAGAATAGGTTTACGATTAGGCCATTTGATGATTGGTTGGTCGGCTGTCTTTAATAGTTTGGTTAAAAACGGCAATACTAACTTCTCAACTTCTTCCAATCTTGCTCTGTATTCTTCTACTGTATCATCTTTTTCTGCAATAACAGCATTATATTCTTCTTCATCAGTAGCGGTGAATCCAAAATCATCATCACCATACTCTTTCATAATTGCGGTTAGGTCATATTTAATTTCGGCCATTATTTGTCCCAATTCTTTTGTGCGTTAAAGTTATCATGTGCGAATACAAATCGGTCAATCAATTTCATGGCATTACCTTTCAATCTATCTACTGCCACAAATCCCTCTGGTGCAGTAATACGGAAACCATCTTCAGTTTTAATGAATGTTCCAGTAAGTTGTTTTAGATTTTGTAGTTTACCAACAATCATTAATTTGGCATCAACAATTAGATTCTGTAAATCAAATATCTTTTTCAATTCATTGGCATTACTACGATAGAACCGCATAATTTCATTCTTCTTTGCAATTCTTTCTTTTTTAGTCTTTTCTAATTTAGCTTCAAGAACTTCTTTGTTTAATTTGGCTTCAATAGTTCTAATCAATTCATTTGTATGTTGTAATGTATTCTTAATCTTTTCACCAGAACGGACTTTACTGTTATAGAAGGTTTTAATCTGTGTGAGAATGGTGTCATTGGCAGAAATACGATTCAATGCCATTGGATTAATCTGTTGAAACAATGAACCTGCTTGAGATAGAATACCAGTAAGTTCTTTGGTTTCTGCTTCTGTAAATGTGGCAGTACCAGAAGCATCAACAAATGAAGCATCACGGAACCAAACATCTTTGGTTGTAGATAACTTACCAATATCAATGTTGAATGAAGCCTTCATATCAGATATGGTTTTACCTGTATATGATGTATGAAACACAATACCCATCTGTGCAGCTGTCATTGATTTAGCTAACTTTGAATCAGCAGGAACGGCATACACAATAGTATTTGGTTGAAAAGTAATATAATCTTCACCATCAATTGTTTGGTCTTTTATATCACCTTTTGCAAACATCATATCGCCTTGCAACACACCTTTGATACCAAGTTTTGGTAAATAGCGTAATGCAACTTTTAATTTGGCATTAAGACCTTCGCCAGGATGATTCTTGTCAATGTCAGCATCTGTGTAGTTTAACTTAGGTGTTGCATTGAATACACCTTTAGTACCAACAAAGAATTTACCATTCTCTGGATTAATACCAGCAAACACCGCAGGTGCACCGTCCCATTTTGTTGTTACATTAACATGAGATTGTGAATGACCAGCGAGCATATCTCTGAGTGAACGGAGAAAATTAATTGATTCACGAGCCCCCGCTACACCACGATTCAACATCTCATCTTCGATATGTTCTAGGTGAAGGTTCTTGCCTTCTTTACTTTCTGTTAAATATTGTGTGAAGTTCATTTTAGTGTTTAAATTTGTAATCACACATTATGTGTGTAGGGTATGTTACACCAGCAGCTTTACTTCTGATATTAAAATTTAATTCATACATTTTTGTTTCTAATTTTATATCAATTCTTTTTGCTGAACCGCCAACTGGATAATAAATTGTTAAATCTGAGCTAGTAATTGTTGAAGCTTCAGTTAAAAACTTTTCGGTCATAACAAACAAATGAACATTTTTCCTATCGTCTAAATGGCACAAATAATAATTGTGGCCAATAATAGTTTTTAAAAATCCTTGCAATTCTGTTTTTCTTTTACCTGAAATAGAAACAGTTTCAGTATGTTTAGGAGCGGCCGTTTTCTTAATGACACCAGATTTTTCTTTATATTTAACAAAAACATCTCTAAATCTTTTAGGATCTAAACCAAATAAATCTAAAATTGCTAATCCTGATTCTGTTGAAAAATTGCCACTTTTAAATTCTGAAGCTGGAAAAGCACCTTCTGGTGGAAAAGTTCCACTACCTAAACCAGAATTAAAAAAAGTAACTGTTGTTCCAAATTTTGCAGACAAGTCTAAAGTTTCTGCAACATTTCCTCGTTTAATTTTAACTTTCACATCAGCTAAACCTGCACCAATGTCAGTCGTTCTTGCACCACCTTTCATTGAACAATAAATTCCTTTAGCATCAAACTTCAAAGGTCTTGGTGTGTTTTCTTTACCAGTAACATCAACAGAAATAACCTTAGCGCCTTTAAGAACAGTTTTTTCAAACTCTTTCATAAAATTTGGATATAAAAATTTATTGGTGCCTTTAATAAGTTGGTTAAAATCTTTTTCTAAATCATATTCAAAGGCAGCACCTTTACTAGCACCAGCACCTTTCATAGCAATTAATTTTGCTATGATGTATATTTGAGAACCTGTAAATGAAATCTGACCGGCTGTTGAATTTTTAGCAACAAATTCATATTTAGCACCATTAAATTTTGAAGATAGGTGTGGTAAAAGTTCATTTACAAGAAAATCTTTTCTTGTTTTTTTTGTATAAGTTTCATTAACTCTATTTTTTTCTGGCAAAAATATAATAAATTCTTTACCAACTGCGGACTTTGGTGCAGTAAAGTAACCATTTTTATTTTCTTTTTCACTAATTCCCAAACTTTTTAAAACTTTCGTTAATGCTATCGCAGTAGCCGTAGTCTTTGTTGCCATCAAAACACCCCTTTCATTTATTAGGAGTATTTATCCTATCTTAATCAACGGATTATGTCAAGGACTTTGCCACTTGTCCATACTTCCATCTCTGTCCTGACCTTGGCCTGTTGTTTTAATGATACGAAGCGAGCAGATGCTTTCTTCTTCCACCACTCTGTAATGTTAGCCAAATAGTGTTTATCATAGTTCTCATCTTTGACAATCTCAGAGGTTTTTCCAAGAACAATATCTTTATAGTTTGCAATACCATAGTTGGACACATAGTATCGCTTCTGTTCTGTTAGGGACTTGGCCTTGTTGATTGTAGCCATGAACCTATCATAATCTTCTTTATGTGGTTTCAATGCAGCCTTGGTCATAGCAATGATTGTGGTACTAATCTTTAACTTACGGCTAGAGGCATCAGGCGGAACAAACTCACCAACAATACCTTCAACATAATTTTTGAGGTCATCATATGGTTTACCGTGCATCATTGGTAGAAAATCTGATTCAGTTACACCTTTGAATCGTAAATATGGTTTCATACCATCATATTGTGAGATAGCCTTTGATGTGCCATACAAAGATGTGGTTTCAAACAAGCACATATTCATATTATACTTCTTATTGAGAATTTCACGGACTTCATGTGAACAACAGATAGCAGCAAGTAACTTACCACCAAGATAGTTGTAACCAAATGGTTGTGCAGGTACGATAACGAAACCCATTGCAGAAGCATTATTGAATGATTTGGTCGTTGCAGTTTCATTAGTGATAACACAATCAAGTAACTGATTGCGAGGCTTCATCATAATAGTTGGAGAACCGATACGAATAAAACCAACCCACTTCTGAGTCGTCTTTTCTAATACTGCTAGTCTAACATTACGGCCAGGTGATGTAAGGTTATTGTGCGAAGAAATGATATCTAAGTATTGTTGCCACCTCTGTGATTCGAGGTCAACGATATCAAACTCCATGTTTTGTGGATCCATATTGAAATCTGAAAACAAATCTTCTTCAGGTCCACATCCTGGTAATGCCACTGGCCAATCTTTCAATGAGTTAAGTTTCTGCTCACGCATATACTCATCAATTCGATTGAAGTTACCAAAGTAATCTTCAAACACCGAGGCAACATAGTTTGCCTGTTCTCTACTCAAATTCATAGGGTAACTTTTCTATCGTATGTGTAATATTTCTTTAAGAAGCTATTATACACCTTTTTATCATGGATGTCAAATAGTTCCTTATATTTAGCCTTAGTATCCGAGTGTCCATATAGTCGTTCTTCAATGATTGCCTCTTGAGCATAGGCATCTATCTCATCGGCGTCACCATAATATTTTAATTCGTTTGCCAAATTTTCATCTTCTATCTTCTTACACAATCGGTAAACTGGCCCATAGGCAAGTCCTCTTTGTTTGAATTGGTAACGATGGCGTTTTTCATGGACTAATGTTTTAAATATTTCATTAATCATTACTTCAATATCCAAATAATCAAACCAAATACAACTATGTTCTTCACGGAACATTAAATAGATTTCAATGTCCTTCTCATCATAATCGGCTGATGGGTCATAGAACCCACCAATAGTTAAACCACTAACACATTGATTTGTTTTATCAATCAATCTACTGACTTTAACATTATAAGGCAATAACATCTTACGAACCCACCACATTATTTGGCCTCTAGTTTTTACTCCTTCAAACTTAGGGGCAAATGAATGTAGCTTGTTGTAAAGCGTTCTATGTTTCATAGATAGTGTAAATAGCCACCAATGATATATTTTGGTCCTGAAATTGGTTTATTTCCTGTGTGTGGGTGTGTCCACATTGGTGGAAAAACAAGCATACGACCAGCAGTTGGTTTAACCGACATTTCAATTCGTGCTGTGGGACTATGTTGAAAGGTTGTTTCACCACCTTCTGTTACATCATTAAGATACCAAAAGAATACCAAAAATCTACGAGCAGAAGCATAGTCACCTACATCCACATGAAAAGCAAATTCGTCTTTATCATTTGGTTCATATTTCTTTATTCTAAAATGTTCAAAGCCTAGATTATCTGGCCAAACTTTTTCGTTAATACCAAAAACATTTTTGTATTTTGCCAAGTAAGTTTGCATTTTATCTAATAAAAGATTTTGTGTATCACCCCATGATTCAAGGTTCTTTGTAATATTGAGTTCTGTAAAGTGTCGGTGACCTTCAAGTAAGGTATCTTCTTGTTGGTCTTTGGCTTCTTCAAATCTACGAATGATATCATCACATTGGTCTTTTGTAAGAACATTATCCCAATAACTAATATAGTCCATTATATTTTAATTCCTTCAAATTTATTATTGAATTTTCTTTCTCTATTACCAAAAGTATTCAATGGTTTATCATCTTCTTGACCACTATCAACAATATCATTCTGAGCCGATTGTTCAGCATCATACAATCTCATCTTAGAACGGTCAACACCAATCACAAATCGTTTATATAGATTAGGGTCGCCATAACGATTCTTCAATTGTTTAACCATAATCTGATTCAACTGTTCAAGTTCTTCAGTAGAAATCAAAGCAAACATAAAGTCGGCAGTTGCAGGCAGACCAAACGATTCAGAAGTATCTTCAAGTCCCACATCGGTGTTACTGAAACCACTTCTTGTTGTTTGTGTCGCAGTTACAACTGGCACACCAAACTCTACAGCCAAACCACGGAGTTCTTCAGCAATAGACTTGATGTAGGCATATGAATTGATACTTGCACCCATTTTAATTCTACTTGAGCAACAGATATTCAGATAGTCAATAAAGATAATATCTGGTGTAAAGTTCTTCTTCAATTTCAACTCATTCAACAAGGCACGGAAATGGCCTGCGTGTGCAGCTGCCGTTGGATATTCTTTGATGATTAACTTGCCTTGTGTCTTGTTCTTCAACACATCAAACTTGCGAGCATAATCATCTTTACTAATTGTTTGTAATTCATTCAAGTCAATGTTCAATAGATTGGCATCAATACGCTCAGCAATCTTTTCTTCTGCCATCTCCATTGTGATATACAATACATTATGACCTTGAGCAATAGAACTAGCAGAACAATGGCACATAAACAAAGATTTACCAACACCAGTTCCAGCCAAAGCGACATTCAATGTCTTTATTGGAAAACCACCTTTAGTAATCTTATTGAATAGGTCAAGGTCAAAACGAACCCTAGATTCAACACGGTGATAGAAGTCATACCGTGAATCACTATCTTGCATATAATCATGGCCAACAGAG